GCTCAGTACATGTCTGTCAGAGCCGAGATGGTGAAGGTAGGCCTGGACCCAGTTATCAACCTGGACGTCCTGGAGATCTTCACTGATGGAGAAGTCACGGCAGCCATCAAGGATGGCATGTTCAGGCTGCTCAGGTTCAGAAGGTTGGAAGGGGAACTGTGAATCAAGAACAACTGGTGCCCATTGCTCTAGATGGGCCGCCCAACGTGCATCAGCGTGCCGTCCTGTTCATCCTGGCCACTCTGGCTGAGAATGATGGTGGCATCTCTATAGATAATGAGACTCTCTTGTCTCTTATAGATATTACATCTAAGAATCTTTCTCTTACTCTTAGCGAACTAAATAAAAGAGGATGGATAGAGAGGTTTGAACCAGGGCTGTACCGGGTTAACCCCCTGGTCGGCAGTGCTGCCCGGGGCAGGCTGCTGCCTGCGGTAGACAGATATAGAGATACAGAGAGAATGCCACCCGGGTTATAAGGACGGCCTGTGGAAAACCCCGTGCGTCATATATACGACCTCTCGGCTCAGCAGATCTTCAGGAACCTGCAGGGTGTGGAGCAGGCCAGAGAGGCTCTCAGAGAGGCACGACAGCAGGCCACTGAAGACTCTGCACTGGTATGCAAAGAAGGACGCAATGAAGACCAGGAATCCTCACTACGTGACCTCTCACTGGCGCAACCTGCGGAAGCTGGTACTGCTGAGAGACAACTACCAGTGTCAGCTCAGAGGGCCGAAATGTAAGGGCAGGGCAGACTCAGTAGACCACATCCTGCCCTTAGTGCGGGGTGGTAGTGACAGTCTTAAGAACCTGGCAGCAGCCTGCGGTACGTGCAATAAGAGCAAGTGTGCCTCACTGGTCGGTCCAGTGAACACAGTCTATTGGTAAGGAAGGTCAGCGATGACAGTGGTATGGGAAGACCCACCTAAGGGCAGCAGCAGGGGCTGGGGTGCTACCAGGGAGCGTAGTCCTCAGCGCAAAGAGATGGACTCCATGCTAGAGGAGTTGCGCTCCAGGCCAGGACAGTGGGCCAGGCTCTGGGACTACAACGAGAAAGAGGACGCAGAGAAGAAGGCCGGTACGTTCCGTTCAGTGTCAGGTAAGGGCTGGAACGTGGCCCTGCGTCAGACTGACTATGGCTGGTCCATCTTCGCTCGTCGGCGGGAGGATGAGGCAGAGGAAGAGACTGAGAGGGCTCCTACCTTTCAGTAACAGCCCGTAGTGGTGGCAGTAGAGCTGGGGGCTTCAGCTCTGTGATGTCATCAATGCGGTACCTAGGTAGAGAATAGTGACTGGTCTCAGAGCTACGGCAGGTCTGGGGTGCAGAGCTATTCCACTATGGATGGATGGGGGTCCGATGCTGCGGCGGGCTGGCCCCTGTCCATCCACCAGGGGATGTGAGATGGAATTCGTTAGCGATATACCAGGCGCCCGACAACCACCAAAGAACCCTGGACAGCCTAGCGTTAATCGTGTTATGGACTGGGTTAGTGAGAATGACCCGGCATGGTCCTGGGCGGGAAGTGGCTGGTCAGGCGGGGTATTGGAGCTAAGTTCTAACGCTAACCGAGCAGTGGATAGAGGCAATTCTTTTGTGGGTGAATCGGTCCATAGTGCTCCTGTCAGGCCTGTTCCGTCTGCTAAACCGCCTGCATTAAATGCTAACCCATTTGACGCTAAGTCGTCTGTAACTGGTTCAACATGGCCCCGCATTAGCCCTATCTCTAGCCCTAAGTGGGATTACAGCTATGGTAACGCTCTGGTCAACTGGACCAGAGAAGTCCTGGGGATAGAGCTAATGCCCTGGCAGAAGTTCCTACTCAGGGAAGGTTGTGCCAGGAGAAATAACAGGTTCAGGTACCGCACTGTTCTGGCAGTTGTGGGCCGTCAGAACGGTAAGACTCTGCTGGCAACAGTCAGAATACTGGGCGGATTGTGTCTGTTTGGTGAGAGGTTCTGCCTAGGTACGGCCCAGAACCGCAACATTTCCGTAGAGACCTGGACCCAGGCCTATGAGATGGCAGAAGAGGCAGGGCTGACTGTCTCAGGTAAGAAGCTGTCCCAGGGTAATGAGGTCTTCCATATCGGTTCGGGGCGCTATCGAGTAGTGGCATCCACCAGGGGTGGAGCCAGAGGCTTCTCAGGAGTGGACCTGATCTTGATGGATGAGATCAGGCAGATGATCGACTGGGATGGCTACGGGGCCATAGACAAGACCAGAAGGGCCAGGCTGGATAGCCAGCTCTGGGCAGTCACCACAGAAGGTGACCTGGAGTCAGTAGTGCTGAACAAACTGCAGGACCAGGGTAGAGAAGCCATCCAGGTCAATAAGGATACGGCCCTGGGCTATTTCGAGTGGTCAGCTCCACCAGGAGCCCATGCTGGTAGGCCTGAGACGTGGGCACTGGCTAACCCCTCACTGGGTTACACCCTGGATGAAGAAGTGGTCAGGGCTGAGTATGAGACTGACCCTGCCAATGTCTTTGAGGTAGAGGTTCTCTGCAGGAAGGTCGCTCAGATTAGGGCCTGGGTGGACCCTGCCACCTGGGATGACTGTGCCACTGATGAGCCTTTCCCCACTGACCAGCAGTTCACCTTAGCGGTAGATGCTGGGCCTGAGCTGAGGCATGTCTCCATCGTCGCTGGTGCCCACTATGAGGGGTTCCACCACGTGGAGCTAATCGCCAGCTACTTTGGCCCCCAGGCCCTGACGTCCGCTGAGAGACGCCTGGAAGCCCTCCTGCAGCGCTGGAAGCCCAGTGAATGTGCCACCCTGGCAAAGAGCCCTGTGGAGGCGTCTGTGGGCCGTCTGGCTGAGGCTGCCGGGGTACCCCACGTCACGGTCAGACCCGCTGACTGGGCTAGGGCCTGTAGGGCCTTCTATGCAGCTGCCAACCAGAGGACTCTCAGACATCCTGGTGGAGTCACTATCTCCCAGGCTCTGGCTGGCACGAAGAGGGGGGCTGATGGTCTGGTCTCCTCTGTCCACAGAGTGAACCCTGAATCTGACATTGACGCTGCTATCGCTGCTGTCCTGGCTATGTGGCTGCCCACCCAACATGAACCCCCACTGCCTGCCCCGAACTGGACGGTATTCTAATGCGCAGAGCCTACGATGCAATTATATGGGTGGTCCAGGTCATCTGCCTGGGGGTCATACTGTCATCGTCCTGGGTCCTACTGGATAGGGCTGTCTTTGCTCTGGTCGCTGCCTCTGTGGTTCTGGCTGTGACCATCTACGTGGAGCACTCCTATCCTCTGGAGCATGACTGATGGGGCTCCTCACTGTACTGAACAGGGCCGCCCCTAAGGTCTACTACCAGGGTGGTGGAGCCCTCGATACCAGTCTCTGGAACCTGGCTAGGTGGCAGGAGGCTATGAGACCTGGCTCCTGGTCCACTGTGACTGGTGAGTTTCCCTGGTACTACTGCACTGAGGAGGAGGCTCTGGGGCTTCCTGTCATCGCTGGGTTTATGTCCATCACCTCCAGCCTGCTCCTGCAGATGCCCCTCATCGGTTACCGCACACTGCCTGATGGGAGCCAGGTTCCCCTGAGTCCTACTCCTCCCATCCTGGCTAACCCTGCCCCTGCCCCTGGCCGTACCTTTGTTGACTTCATCACTGAGTATCTGCACTCCATGATTCTGTACGGCAACTATGTGGCCATCCTGGGACCTAAGAACGTGGCGGGCTGGCCTGAGATGCTGCTGCCCATCCCCATGGGTCAGTGGAACGTACAGGCTGACCAGGGCCGACGCTGGTACACCATCAACGGTATGGAGTTCAGCCCTGACCAGGTACTACATGTCATGATGAATAAGGCTGCTGGGGAACTCATCGGCAAGGGAGCCCTGCAGCTCTATAAGCGACTTATCGCTAGCTCTGTGGCTGCTGAGAAGTGGGCTGCCCAGTACTTCGAGGGTGGGGCCGTACCTCCTGGTGTGGTGAAGCATCCTAACCCTGAACTCACTCAGGCTCAGGCCCAGGAACTCAAAGACAAGATGAGGCTGGTAGCTCAGGAACGCGAGTGGGCCGTGGCCCCTGCTGGTACTGAGTTGGAAGTGCTGAATTCTAATGCTGAGGAGTCTCAGCTGAATGAGACCAGGAAACTGAACGCCCAGCAGTTGGCCATGGCCATGGGTATCCCTGGGGCTCTGTTGGGTCTGGACTCTCCCAGCCTCACCTACCGCAACATCACTGATGTCTTCCAGCAGTTCCTGACCACCACTGTCATGTCCTACATAGTGCCCCTGGAGCAGCAGCTCAGCTCTCAGTGCCTGCCCAGGACCACACAGGCCAGGTTCAACCAGGCCGCAGTACTGAGACCTGATATGGCAGCCAGAGTGGACCTAGCCACTAAGTCCATAGCAGCAGGACTGATGACAGTACCTGAAGCTAGGGCCTTCTTTGCTCTGGACGTCGTG